TTATTACTACGCGTAGTATCCACTTCGAAAACAGCAGGACTAACAAGAGGACTAGAATTATTTCCACCTTTCTCTCCTTTCTCTTTATACATGTTCTTCAGGACATTTACGAACTTATCCCAATCGTCAAGAACCATATGGCGATGGGTCTTGTTATCGAACTGATTTTTAAATATAGTTAATTCGTAATTCATGTGACCATTATACCATAACGTTGGGTGTCTGTCAACCAAAAAAGTCTTCCAATGATGCTTGTTGTTCTCCAGTAATATACTCTAGAAATCCACTTTCCGACAACCCTCTAACGAATAAATTTTCCCAATTGGTCGAGCCGTCTCTATTCAATCTGTACCAATGGTTTATATTTCTATCTTCCCTGTATTTTTTCATAGAATGGTTGTCGGTGTTCCAAGCATTTTTTACCGACCATTCTACGCCATCGATAATGAAATCAACGCCTTCTGGTCTATTCTTATCACGGCCAACGAATATAACACCATCGTCTTCACTAAGGAAGTTGTCTCGTATATAATTTTCTAAACTTCTCCCGACAGTTTGTTGGAGAATTCGTATTCTCTTATAAATTGATATTTCATCCTTGGTGAAGCAATGTTCTATAATCTTATCCAAAGAAATCTTCCAGTGTGGCACGAGGTTCTGCCGTCCAACCAACTGCGTCCAGAATTGGTTCGAGTGGGTCTAGGAAAGTCTTACTGAACATTAGGTCATAATCTACATGTTTATGCAAACCAAGTTCTTCGGGGAGATGTTGAGGATACGCCACGACATTTTCACCCAGACGATTTGGAACTTTCAGATAGACAAACTTTACCTTCTCGCCTGGCTTGACCAGTTCATACCTATTGCCTAGTTTACTCTCCTTGATTAGATTGTTATAACACAAGGATCCACGCACGTGTATAGGAGTCCCCTTCTTGAAAATAGTATCTCGATCTCTCCACTTCTCAAGATTGGAGACTCCGCGAGGGAATGACACCTCTTCGGGAGGCAAAGACTTGAACAGAGTCTTGAAGTCACGGATAAATCCCTGTGTAGTTTCCTCGGTGCCTTCCACAAGTACCCGAAAGATTTCTTTCATCTTATCACGGACAACCGAAGGAGTTGATGACTTGATTGCCTCGATACCCATCATCTTGAGTTTAGGTTCTGCGTACTGGACACCCTCGTTATTGTGGACGTTCAGGATGTATCGTTTCTTCGCCATCCAGATACCACGGTCTGCGATTACCTCACGACCCATCTCCATACGATTCTCATACGCACCAGTGACGAGTGCCATCTCCGCATAAGATGTTTCCAAAACTTTCTCGAAGTGCTCGGAACATATCTTGTCTAGGAACTTAACAGGATTGTTCGGAGAAAACTTCTCGACCAGATCACCCATGCGAATATACACAGAGTCAGTATCGATAGCAACAACGTAGTCCTCATCTGTTTTGAGAACATCTTGCATCGCACCATTCACTGCACGTTCTGCCCACTTAATCGCAAGTTGACCAGCAAGAGTAATCGACTCTGCAACACGTTGATCGAAGTAACGGAACCATCGGTTACCCAACGCACCATAGAGGGAGTTCATAAGAATCTTGATCGCCATCTGTTGGTTGTCGAGAGAAGAGATCTTATATTCTAATTCCTTGGACGGATTTGTCTGCATCTCTTGTTGGGACTTCAACATCTCCTTCTTTATGATGCGTCGTTCGGTGTAGTACTGTTTAATTACGGTAGGGATAACACCTTCACGATCATGCGTGAATCGAATCCCAGTAGGAGCTACAGAGTATCCTGGCTGTCCTATGTTTGCGGTACCATCTAGGAATTTATCCACAGACACACCGTTCTGGAATCCATCCATGACAGTCTCGGGCGACATGTTATACTGAACAATGATATTAGGATATAGAGAGTTTAAATCGAAAGAGGTTACCCAGTCATGAGATCCAACTTGTGGGTCTTTCACATAACCACCGGAATATGGTGTCTTAGGTTTCTCGACTTTCTTGGGAACCGTAATATGTTGTTTGTTCAGAATACGATAGATGATAGTATCCCAGATGGCAGTGGTGCCAAGAGTGTCGTTATAGTTCACTCCCGCCTTGTAGGCCATGGTGAGTATCAAAGAGATCAAGTCGAGTTTGACATCTAGGTTATGAACTAACTCAACATCCTTCACGTTATAGTCAATAAACTTCTGGTAATCCTTCTCGTATAACGTGTGGAGATTTCCATGTTCAGCATACGAGAGTTTACGTTCACCTAACACAACGTGGGAGATATGGTCGAGTCGATATGATTCTTGTTGTCCTAGAGTATTGTAGGTGAACTTCTTGAAGACTTCCAAGTAGTCGAGTTGTTCGATGCCTTCTAGGATATACTCTTGAGTCAGTTTGCCGTTAATGGTGGTGTTGCGTTCACGAACGAGACTCCACGGTGACATACGTTTTGACAGAGTATCATCACCGAACAGTTTGTAACAACGGTTTATGATATAAGGAATATCGAAGAAACGAGTGTTCCAACCAGTGATAATATCTGGGCAGTATTCTTCCATTCGACGAATATATTTACGGATGAGATCGATCTCATTGTCGCATTTGATATAGACAACATCTTCACGGCTCGGAGTGTATTCACCACAACCCCAGACCCAGTAAGTGCCACTATCTTCTCGCATACAGATAGCGGTGATAGGGTGCGCTGCTTCATCTGGTGAGGGAAAACCTTCTGCCGAGAAAACCTCGATATCGATATTTGCGGTCTTGATTAGACTACGGTCATACTCGATTCGATTAGGCCACTCTTCTGCAATGAACTGAGCGGTGTAGTTAGTATTACCAGAAATAGTGAAGTTCTGTACATTTGTATAACGTTTGTCAAAGTCTTTCGCTTCCGACATGGAGTCGAAGACTACGGGCTGCATCGGAATTCCGTCTAAGGTCTTCCACCCATCATCACTCTCTCCGGACATGAATAGGGTGGGTTTGAAAGGCACACGAGTCTTAATTTTATTTCCCGTCTCGTCGTAACCACGTACCAATAATTTGTTGCCATATCTGACGACGGAAGTATAGAATTTTTTAGACATAGGTCAATTTCCTAATAGTAAGGACGTATTATAACTGAAAAGGGAGGTCTTGTCAACCCCCCTGTTTATAGAACTTAGATTAGTAATTCGTTGCCACCAAGAGCCAGATTATCTTCTTTCCTTTGGATTACGCCATTATCATATGTCGTTCCTCCGACCTCCTTTCCTAACTTAGCGGGTTTCACATGACCACCATGATAATCATTGGTATGTAACCTAGACAGCTGGATGTCGTGACCTTCAGGTGTCCCGAAATCTCCTAAAGCTGCAAGAACCATCTTATCTTGTGTATTGTAAGTACGTTTCGAATCCATCTCTGTAGTGAGTGACGTTACATCAAAAGACTTCATAATTAATTCATTTCGTTTTTGGTTGTTGCCACATTGACGACCACCAACCATCTTAGAGAACTGTTTCATTTCTTTTGCGTTAGGAATTTCATAGAACGTTTCATCAAGAATAAGGTTAGCGACAACTTTGATATAAGATTTCAAAAACTCTTCGTTGTTATTGATTTTCAGTTTCTTGTTACGCATTTCCATGTAAATGACAAATAGGTCAAACACTAAGTTTCGGTTAGAAATTGCATATGCTTCGACGGTCATAACATCTTTCATGAACGCATTGAATGTCTTCTGGAAAGAAGACATTTTACATTCTCCATCCGAACCATCACGATAGAGGTTTTCAATCTTAATACTGGGCTTTAAACTGTATGCATAAACAAACGCACACTCAGCAATCATCTCATCAACATGTCTTCGGTTCAGAGCGGTGTCTGTGAACCACTTCCCTTGTTTAGCGAAATAGTCTTCATGTTTCACCGCAAGCTTGCGGACAGTGTTAGCAACGACAGTGATGTAGGAGTTCAACATCTCCATCTTGGTTAGTGGTTTACCTTCGTTAACACAGATGAACAATTCAGATAATTCCGAACGAGTAGCGTCTGTATAAACAGTGATAGAGATCATAGCGTCATCAAAAGCGGCTCGTAACACCGGAGGTAAAGTTTCATAAGTATCAGACTCAGAATCGACCATAACATTAGCGTCATCGATATTATACTCACCGTGACGAATCTTAACCACCCCTTCCTTGAAGGCAGCAATTACGTTGTTGCGGTTGTTCGAATCAATATTTAAATACTTAACACCTTTGTCTTTCCAGTATTGGAAGTATTTGATGTCATCTCTAACATCGTTTTCAACTGCACTTTCTAAACAAGCATCAACATCAGCAAAAATGAACTTAGAAGGCGCGCAACCACAAACCAATGCAGTGATGTATGATTGTTTCTGAATATTGTCCCAACGAGAGAACTTGTTCGCTTGGAAAGCAAGGTCGGCTTTCTGGAAGGGGGAAATAACTTTATGATAGTCCACATGGTAAAGATTGCGAGACACAGAATTCATTTTTCGAAAACGCATAATTTTCATAATATTTTCTCTCTCAACTCGATTAACTAAGTACCTATTATACATCTTTTAGAAACGTTTGGCAACACTTTTTTAAAACTTTTTACCGAATAATATCAATATCATCAGCATTTACATTCCACGTCTCAATAGTTGTACGTAGACGACCGTCTTGCTTAAGAGTCTCGTAACGTTTGGATGCTTTGTTTCTCCACCACTCTATGATATTCTCAAGTTCAAATCTATCGTAGTTAGGTGCCTTGATCAACGTGTCAGTCTTTAGGTTCAAGTAATCCTTAACAGAGTTTGCCTCAAACCCGTAGGTACTGTAGTACGAATTCTTGTGTTGCGTCAACCCAAGGGCATCTTTATATGTCTGACAGAATTTATCGTATGCGGCCATATCATGTATTTTTAGTGAGGTCTTGATAATGGACACCATCTTCTGTTGCGTCTTCAACTTTCTAGAGGACGCGTCAGCTGGAACTAAGTAATCACCACCATTCCTTTGTTTGAACCAATCATTGAGACTGCGGAAGTTGTCGTCATTTATCAAAGGTGCAAAGGCACTGTCGGTTTGACCGTTGCCACGTAGAATAGGTTTCATACCTGAATACTGGGACATACCCCCCTTAGCGTCACCGTATAATGACGTGGTCTCGAACATACAAATGTTCGCAGAAGGATATTTTTTGTTTAGAGCTTCGCGTACCATATGTGAACAACATATCGCAGCAAGTAATTTACCGCCCAAGTAATTAAACCCGAATGGTTGTGAGGGAACTATATTGAATCCCATGATCGATGACTGGTTAAATCGTTTCATGACTTCGGGGTTCATACTATCAAGAGGATTACCTAACCACACATTACGAGGGCGAGAGTTGATTGTGGGAGAACCAAAACGAATCATACCCAAAATCAAACCAGAATTCTTTTCTTTCACCAACCACAACATTTGTTTGCCGGGGATACTCTTTTCTACTGGAGCAGATGTGGTAATCTCCATGTAGGTCATGAACTGGTCTTGACGGCATGGGTGTATAACAAACTCCATGTCATTTGGATGCATATCAAAGTTGTCGAACAGATCTGTCTCAGGCCCCATGCCAGGCAGACTGGCAGGGAAGGTTTTCATCCTATCCATCTTCACCTGACGCATGTAATCGTCGATTCGATCGAAGTTAGAAAAGAAGTCCGTAAAGACACTTGCAGCGTAAAGGGAGTCGGTTTGGTTTAGTATCATAATGAAATCTCGTAATCAATGGGGACATTATACACTAATAAACACGCCTTGTCAATCAATTACCTTAAAGAATTTATGTCTAGTCCAAGGTTCTGCTTGTTTCTTGTCAGTATACCCATGATGATCTTGAGTAACACTCAGACGTTTTGAAATCAACTGAGTCGTTGGTGTTGGGATGCCAGTCTTATGTCTGTCCTGCTCATTGAAGTAAATTCCAATGTCACGACCTACGCCTATTGTATCACATCCAGCCCAAGGATGCAAGGCGGTATTGCGGATTCCGTAATAATTAATTTCTGGACGAGTGAGGTGGTCAGTTGTGTATGTTCTGAAAAGACGTTGTAGAACGCAGTATGGGCCACAGTTGATAGGGAATTGTCTGGTAGTCATCATGTGGTGACTCCAGTGAGCAAACCCGTTGTCCATGCAGTACATACCCATGAACAGTCCGATGTTTGCATAGAGGGTGTTTTCAGAATACTCAGAGAGAAGTTTAAACGCTTCATAACGTTCTTCTATCAACCAAGTGTCGTGTTCCATGATCCAGAACTTCTCGTCAGACTCTCCTTGTTGACGCATAAGTTCCCAGTGAGAACACATCCCAGCCTTCTCTGTAGGTGAGTGGTCATCTTTTGTATTAGAAGATTCTAAATCTACTCTCATCAAACTCTTAGACCAAGTGTACTTATCTACATGGTCTTGGAAGTTTTCTGATTGGGGGGTGATTGCATCGAAGGTTTCGATGGAGTCGATGTAACCATCGTCGATGGCACGTTGAAAAGAACGTCGCGAGAGATGTGCATACTCTTCAGACCGTTCGTCTCCTTTCATTACAATTTGGATTGCTTTCATATCACTCACAAAAAAAAGGGGGATTTGACTCCCCCTTAGTTATCTATCTAGACCAATGGTAATAAACATAGGAACATGGTATAACATACTCCTACTATCGCCAAAGTCAAGCTTACATCTTCGAATCTAAAGTGTCTATGATGACGTTTTAGATGATGTAGAACTCTTTTTTGATTCATTTACGATCTCCTCGTTTAATAGTTGTGGGTCTAAAGATTTAGATCCATTAATTTCAACTTTACGAGGCCGCTGACTATCAGGTATTATGACTTCCAAATTAATGGCAAGTAGTCCTTGACTGAAATCAGCTCCTATTACTTCAACATACTCCGACAGCCTAAATTGCCGCTCGAACTGTTTTGTAGATATCCCTTTATGGATATACTCTCTTCCGTTATCTTTGTGCTGTCCTCGAATGGTCAGTGTTCGGTTCTTTACTTCGATTTCTAATTCATCCTCGCTGAAACCAGCGATCGCGAGTTCGATTAGGTATTGATCCTCACCCGTCTTCAATATATTGTGCGGAGGGAATATGTCACCCGAGCGCCTTGAGATACGGTCTAATTCGTCGATCATGGTATCAAAACCGACAAATGCTGAACGTGGAAACAGTTGTTTTGCTGTTATTGTCATGCTGTTAACTCCTAAATTAGTTAGCAAGTTTTAAAATGGATGCCCGACCATCGGCACATCCGGTACTATTTATACAAATTATAAAAATGGAAAGTAAATTATTAACACTTTATTTTATTATATTCGATATGGTTTAGTAATATATTGAGGGATCTGGAGTACCCTCTATTCCAAAAGAGAAGGATACCCTAGATTCGCGTGGAAATACTTGATGATGCGTACCACGCGGTAGGTAAGCATACATGCCTGGCTCAAAGTCAAACATTTCATTATTATCAATACCCTCAACCTTTAGTCCTACGGTACTGATGACCTGAACTAAGAAGACATCCATTCCGTCTTTATGCCAAGGGTAAGATCCACTGTCACGTCCAAAACCACTGAACGCAATGTTAGTGATCTTGTTGGCGTGTAGGGTGAATACTTCTTGCATCTCTTCATAAATCCCTCTGGCAAAGTCCGGTGCACTACCGCGACTGTGGAAAGAGTTTAATCCGATACGCATTTTATCCGAATTTCTATCATACAGATCTTTGGGATGAGAATCCATCATAGTCATAAATTCATTCCAGTTGTAGGTCGACCCCATATCAAATGGCAATCGACCTACAAATGGAGTTTTAGTTCGTATGTTTTCTTCTCTATCCTCAAATATACCATAATAATCTGACATACTTTAACTGTTCCCGATATTATACTTTGGTTGTAATGTCCATTCGGATTTATCTTTGTATGAGATAATCTTAATTTGTCTCATTGGTGCGCAATCACGAGATACTTCTTTGTTAACGATTCCAACTAGTCCCCAGTCTGCAAGCAGAGTGGCGATAGTGTTACGTCTTTCCATATCAGTAGTTTCTAGATTAGACTTCTTACCATCCAACAAAAACAGTTCTTTGAAGTGGACGATAAAGTACCTACCTTGTTTATGCAAAATATGACACGATTGGTATAGAGTATTGTCTTTCCTAGACGCTACACCTATACGGGTTAATGTTTCTCTGACTTTTAGAAAGTCATCTGGTTCTGATAAGCTGATTTCCAGCATCATATCAGAGTTCCATTGGACAAGATTATTCTCTTCCACCTTTTGCTACCTTTAGTTTGATAGTTTTTATTTGCGATTCCGTTAAGAGCCCTATAACTTGTTTTGCCTTCTCTTCACTGTATCCAAAATATTCCTTGATACATTCAATATCGGCTCTCTGCTCAGGTTTGTCCCATTTAGAGAATCTCTTCTTTTTCCTTACAATATTTATAAGAAAGTCATATTGCATCTTGGCATCTAAATGGTGTAATCTGTTCATTTCGTTAGATAATATGACTGTATCTGAAAAATAAGAGAGGGATCTGTTAACCATGAACCCATTATAGGCTTTAATGTTACTCTCATCCATATCAATAAGGTTGATCTTAGTGTCGTTGATACTCTTTAGAAAGTCAAACGGACTTAAACTCTTAGTCTTTGCGCCAGACATTAAGGTTTAATCTCTACATTAGCCATAACTTCGGTCATACATGCAACAAGATTTAACTCGTGGTCTGCAACAAACGCATTCTTGTACTGGTAGTCTGCGAGGATTAATACCAACTGAGGGATACTATTTGGCGAGACGTGTTCATACATCTTGTCATAGACTCCACGGAAGATTGTCGCTGGTTCAACATCAATATTGTTTACTACCCACGATCGCATCTTCTTAAAGTTCTTCTCACGGAGTGCAGTGAACAACTGGGTGTAGGTGTCAGAGATATCTACGCTGAGGTTACTGACAACATTCAGTGTACCAGATATAGAACCTTTCTGGCATTCGTTTAACACACGTCTCCAATCAGGAGCATGTCTCATGATGAGATTAGCAACAACCTTGTTATCATATTCAACACCTTCTCCGTCGAGGATCCCTTGAAGTCTCGTCATGAATCCGCCACATAGGGAGGTCATGGTCTTCTTATCAAAGTTAAAGGCGTACTTAGAACATCTTGAGTGAAGAGGTTCGATGATCTTGTTCTCGAAGTTACAAGTCATAATGAAACGACAGTTGTTAGAGAACTCTTCGATAAACCCACGGAGAGCGGGTTGCGTTGATTGGGGATTTAGATAGTCAGCCTCATCTAGGATAACTACTTTATAACCACCGGACAGAGAGACCGATGATGCAAACTGGCGAATCTTTCCGCGCAGAGTGTCGATATTACCTTCTTCCGAACCGTTGATCACGATGTAATCTAGATCTAGTTCTTCACAGATTGCCTTAGCGACAGTTGTCTTGCCAGTACCAGCAGTACCAGCGAACATCATGTTTGGGATTTCTCCGCCATCTACAATGTTTTGAAAGGTCTGCTTTAACTCATGGGGAAGGATTGTTTCTGAAACTTTCTTAGGTCTGTGAGCTTCTACCCACAAAAATTCTTTGCTCATGTTGGTACTCCATAATATAATAATAAATCAATGAGGACATTATACTACATTTGTCCTCTCATGTAAAGAGTAAAGGGTATTTATTTTCAATAAAAGAAATGGAGCTCGGAACAGGAGTCGAACCTGCGACCTGCTGATTACAAGTCAGCTGCTCTACCAACTGAGCTATCCGAGCGTTTATTTAACCTACGTTTTTCTGCATATGACCTTATTATATATATGCGAGTGAAGGCAGTGATGGAGAACCAAAAAGTGATTATGTTGGTGATCCAGAAAGGATCTGTTATTCCCCACCTTTCTATAATTAACCACAGAAAAAATATGTTAAGAGGGTAATTAATCATCGCCCCTGTCAAAACATGTACTGCGGATTCTTTTGCGATATTGGGGTTTAACTTTAACAATTAGGGTCGGTCTCTTGAATCAAATAGGCATACTATATATAAGTTCAATTCAAATCATATCTTGGGCAAAGACATTGTGATTCAAGAGACCGATAAGGGGGTTACTTCTTCTTCTTAGACTCGGAATCAGCTTTCACTTCTTCTTCTGCAAACGCCTTCGCAACATTCTCATAGAGTGCTACTACTTGGATCGCTTGGTCACGTAATTGACCGATGGTAGTTAGTTCTTCACCTTTAAAACCACCACGAGTTACTACCGTATCGACAACCGCAATACAAGATCTCGCCACTCGGTTAGATAGGTCATTTAAAGTCTTTTGTTCTTCAGTCATGTTATACTCCGTACGTAGATGATTTTTCAAGAGCAATAAAGTATTGCGTCTCGGAATCAGTTGATTTGAAATGTGATATTAGTTTAGTAGAAACCGAGACTTCATAGTCGCCGCCTAACAGTTTCATATTTCCCACACCCATGATAAAGTTGAAGTCCGCTCCTTCAGGGAAGTCACCTTCAACTAATATAGAATATGAGTTAGACGTGGAATCATTGGCATCAACAACATTAACCTCAATAGAATTTCCGTTTGGACGGATAGAGATATTGTCATAACCAAGTGCAGACGACGCACGTTTGATCTTACTTAGGGTTTCGTTAGTAAGCAAGAACTTTACTTCACACTCAGGCATGACGATATCTTTCTTAGGTGCAGAAAGCATCTCAGGATCAGAGTAGAAGTATTTGACAGATGATAATCCACTACCGTCTGATACGGTACAGAAGTTATCACCGAAAGTGATTGATGGACGATCCACCAATGATAACACAGATAAGAATTCTGAGAGATCATATATACCGAAAGTATTCGGGAAGGTTTCTTCGATCTCTGCACGAGAGACTATATTCTTTGCTATCGACATAGTCTTTAGGACGTTACCGCCATTGACTACAATGTTTGGATTGATTGTCGAGAAGTTACGCAGAATCTCGACCGTGCGACTAGATAATTCCATTGTGTTATTCCTTATTAGTAGGTGACCATTATATAACAATACGACCCGTATGTCAAGTACTTTCTTTCATTCGACTGAAGTTTTTATCTTTAACGAAGGTTAGCTTACGTTCAAAGTGAGCATCCTCCAATTCAGTCTTGTGAGAGATTACAAACACGTTCGTATCTTCTTTCAGTGTGTCGATGATCTTCATAAGATTATCTACACCCTCACCGTCCAACGAAGAGTCGAACGTTTCATCAAGTATCAACAAGTTAGTTGACACCGAATTCTTCATCTTGGCAATCTGACGCCAAGTAAATAATAGGGACAAATCGATACGTTGTTTCTCACCCTCAGAGAACGAGTCATAAGAGAACGTGTCGCGGTATCTTGACCGGATGGTTTCATTAAAACTATCATCCAGTTCAAAGTGTACAAAGAAGTCCAGAATCTGCAAGTATTTGTTGGTCAACTCATTAATGACCGGAATATACTGACGAATAATCTTGGTCTTGATACCAGTATCACGGAGTAACTCGGCTGCGATACGATTATAAGATGCCTTCTCATTGAGGACATACTTCTCGTCGGTTTTCTCGTGGAGTTCGGTATCTAAAGTAGTCAAATCAGTATTCGCTTGACCCATATCACCAGAACTAGCAGCCATACCATCTAGATCAGAACGAAGTTTATCAACAGACCTCTGAAGTCGAATGATGGTCTGGTTATTATTATGCAGAGTATTCTGGTCAGCAAGACATTCTGACATCCGAGACTCTAGAGATACTATCTCATCTTCATATACTTTGCGTTGAACTTCTGCCTCATCCATAGTGGTCTTGAGTTCTTTCGCTTTAGTAGTCGCAGAGTTCTTCTTCTCTTGGCGCAACTCTTCTGCAATGTCTTGGTCACACGTAGGACACACTTCATTCTCATCAAAGAACTTTGCTTCCTTAACTACAGTCTTTACCTGTGTCTTAAACTGAGCATAGTACTGGTCTAATTTCTGTTTGTTTGCACGGACAGTAGACAAACTATCGGTAATGACAGGTAACAGTGTACTGACTGTCTCAGATAACGTACCGTTTGTCGCATTTAGTTCTTCAATCTCGG